ATCAGGGTTGCGAGCTAATCCCTTGAATTTAGCCTCTGCGCCATTGCTAGACTTAACCGCGGTATTTGTGAAGGTAAAACCATCTAAACCTATCTTTCTAATCTGATTAGCTAATAGGCTTTGTACTGAGTCATCAATAGAGTTTTGGAATTCACGAAAGCAGGCAGTTTTAATGCCACGGTCATGCATATCAACTACGCATATTTGGCCAACTGTCTGAGATTTACCCGAACCACGACCACCAATGATAATTATAAATCGCTTAGGGCGTGTTAAAACAGGTTCAAGCTTAATAGGGATTGTAGCCAGAGGTTTGTCGTCAGTCTCAACCCATTCACCATTCTTATACTTAATGGTCCTAACAAGCTTAGGGCCTTTTTCAGTAGGCTCGTATAAACCGAATGGCGTTGATAGGCCGCTACCTGATGATGTAACTATAATTGACTCTAATTGATCAAGCTTCTTTAGAATTGCGTTCATCTAATGCCTTCTCAATTGCTTCTAGTCGATTCTTAATCACTGTGATTTCATCAATCTTAAGCATCTTAGATATTGAGTCGATAAACATGTTGGCAACATCAGGAGAGATTAAGCCCTTACTGGCTGCATCCAATACCTGAGCGGCTTGCTTATCTGGCGTGGCAGTAGAATCAAACTCGAACTCAACTCGTTCCATTGTAGGCTTAACACTAGACCACCCTTTATCCGCTAGTACTTTAAGCATCTGGCCTGAGTCTTTATCATCAATGTTAAAAGCTCGTTTGGCTATATGTGAAAAGAAAGCATTCTCTGCTTGTTCGCGCGTAGGCTCTCCATGCAACCCAATAAGGTCTTTTACAGACTCACTCTTGATTGCATCGAGTATCTTATTTTTAGTGCTTCTGCCTCTGCGTTTTTCTGGTTGCCTATCTTCTGTAAACTCTGGCATTCTCGTATCTCACTCGTTTTTGCTTTTAAAACCCCAAAAAAAAGACAATCAAGTCTTTAGGTTGCCTCAGTATTGCACAGGGGTTTTATATAGCCTGAGGCGCACTATAAACCGTTTAAATTAAGCTAATGCAAAATCAACCATCAAATGCTCTTCTTCACCATCGCTAGTTAATTCTTCACACGTTGTCTTGCTTTCATTTAACCAAGGCTCCACACCTTCATCACCGCAATGACGTGATGCGATAGCCCTTGCATCTATCTCGCTCTCAGCTCTAACTAAATGCCCAAAGCTTTTGTCAAACCACGGGCTAAAATCCTCAATCCCGTAAATTGCCTTTAATATATATAATTTCATGTAGCACCCCTGCTATTTATTACGTTGAGTTAAATTCTTATAAATCAATACGGCACTTAAGATACAGCCTAAAATAGTACCAATTAAACCGAATATGTTTTGAAGGTTCTCAATAGTACTAGATCCAGCACTAACCCCTACTGTAGCACTTGCAATAAATGCTTGAGTTTTAGGGTTATTTAAAACTGGTTCGATCACCTGTTCTTTTATACCGTCCATAGATATTAGCCCCTACTACCCAAGCCGCGCTTATTATCATTATCATGCCTATTATAATAGCGGCCATCAATTCCATCTTCTTTATCGCCATTGGTGTGAATTAATAACCGCGCAGCTTCTATAACTGCAAGTAATAAACACAGCCAATTATATACTATAGGACTCATATAGGCATACCAAATAAAGTAACCTATAAAATTGACGATAACAAAGGCTAGAGAAATAATTTGAAGATGAACAACGAGTTCGGAATGTTTCTCGTTTGGCTTCACAAATTGAAGTAAGGCTATACTCATTGAGCTAAACGCCATAGCTGAGCCGTAATACACAGCCCCAGTGGTCGAATCAAACCAATAATAATGAGTAATAGTTGGGACGATTACACATATAGTGCAAAGTAATCTGTGCCATTGCTGACCAGTAACAGCCAGCATTACAGCGATTAAAAGAAGTATTGGAGATACTATGCTAAGCATAACTAGGTTTCCGTTGCTTTCCGTTACCACCTGCACCAGCAATCTTTTTACCTTTTGCTGGCTTTTTAACTACTTTCTTCTTTGATTTGTTGGATTTCATGTCATTACCCTTAATTAATTATTGCATTTTAGCAGATATAACTATAACAGCAATCATGCAGAAAAGTAGTGTCTCAGGTATTACGGATTCACACTTTTGATTTTTCAATTTCAACACAACCAGCAATTACAGCTTTAAACAACCATGGCTTGTGCTTATGCCAGTTGGTTAGTGTTTGAAGGCTAACCATAGGATGCCCATTCTTATTGGTGCCTAGCATGTCTCTAACCTGCGACAGGCTTTTAAGGCCTGCCGCTTTTGCTTGTTGGGATGGGGTCATAAGTCTGTAGTCCTTATTGCTTTTAATATACTCGATTTATATTTAGACGGAATAAGTGACTGACCAAACAAAAAAGAAAGCTCATTTTTCATTAATATATTACTAGTCTCTAGTTCTAATATTCGCTCACTAAGTAAATGTGCGCAATATTCAGCCGATGCCCCACCTTTTAATTCATCGGTGTATTTTTTTGGTAGCACGCTAATCGAATCTTTTAATGACATACTTACTGCACCCTCCGTTTTCTTTTTTTAACTTAAAGTTTGCACTACACAAATCTATGTACGCACTACCCTGATCCTTTATTTTTGAAACCCTTCTTATTAATGGATCTAGCTTTAAACTCCTCTTATTCCACATACCAATAACAATATCAGTAGAATGATCTGTATAATTGTACTCTGTTACAGATGCACCACATCCACAATAAACCGTATGATCTCCGCTCATTTTTATATCTTCTCCACCGCAAAAAGGGCAAGGCTCAAAAAAAATCTCAGTCATTTTAAATTACCCCTATTACCCTGCTAGATGCAGGGCTATTGCGTTGGCTTCTTGTAGGTCTTTGTCTTTTTTTGGCTTTCTGAATTCATCAACTAGCATATTTATCTCATGATCTGCAATTGAATGCTCTTCTCTTGTTTTTGAGTTCATAAGCTTGGTGTTTAGTTCTTCTAGTCTTTGGTTAAATTCTTGCTTAGTCATGTTCTTGCTCCGTTGTGTTTGTCTATGTAGTGATAATAGCAAACTATTTGATTGGTGCAAGCGTTATTTTAAATTATTTTAATTTATTTGCAGCCTCACCCATTAACCCAGCATACGCCGCCATATCTTCAAAGTTATCCAACTTAAACTCACCCTGACTTGTTCGCACTAACTTTAAGATAGCCATAAACGCCCAGCCTTGCTCCTCTGTTAGGTCTAATCCATAAAGTACATTAAACATGCCAACGGTTTTACCCATTGAACGCTCACCTTGAGGACTGTCATAGGTAACTGCTCGGTCTTGCATATGACCCAGACCTGCTTCTAGTATGCTTGCTGCTGTTACCTTGCTGATTTCTTTTTCCACAGCCTCGAATTCCGGAACACCTGTCACACTTCTCACATCTAGTACTGGGCCATTATTTAAGCAAGTGCCTATCTTGCAATCAGGGATATGTTCACTTGAGCCTGCATATACTAAATCATCTGCATAAGCTTTAATCTCTTCACTAGTCATTACTGTACTCTTGTCAGAATCTGTAGAGATACCTAACTCTGGCTTCTCATGGCCGTGTTCGTATGGGTTTTGCATATCATAAATAAGACTCCAGAAATCATTTTTTTGTGGGGATTCACTCCACGCGAAAGAATCAAATATTTCTTCGTTGCCCTCGTTTACATAACACTCCTCACAATCAATCACCCGCTGAAGCTCATAATCAGCATAAGCCTCGCCTATTACGGCGGCTACTTGTTGGTAACACTTTAGGTCTTTTACATTCATTTATTCACCCCTTATTAACTTTATATAAATATTCACTAATCCTGTTACGCTCTTCTAATGCTAGTTTAAGCACATCAGCACTACCCTCTTTACTGCAAATCTTAATTATCTTTTCTAGCTGGCGTAGAGTCTTGACCATTTCAGACTCTATTTCGTTTAGCCGTAATGCCTGCATATTCATTAGCTTGTTATGGCATTGGCGTATTCTTTCTGGGTAGACTTCTGGTGTCATTACCAACCCCCGTTCATTTCAATATTAGAGTCTTCCTGCAACTCTTTTAAGTGATCTTCAATGTACGCTGACATAGCTTGTCTATCTGCATGAATAGTGTGTAGCTTCTTATCACCCATGCTTACCGATGTAATGAACACCTCGCCCGTCAATTGATCACCTACCTGCTTGTAGTCAAATCCAACCTCAACAATCTCTTCACTATCGCCTAAGTTGTTATTTTTCCACATATCGTATGGCAGTTCATTTGCTGTGGT